GCCGTTGCTTTTTCGGGTCATTGACGGATCTGCCATGACTCATCCTTTCGTTAGGTGACTGATGGTCGGGTTACAGGAGCGTGTTCCTCATGGCGTTGGCGAAGTCCTCGCGGCCGGAGTGTTTCGGCTTGGCCTGTCCTGTGCGGGCGCTCTGCTCCGCGACGATTCCGCGGGAGCGTATGCCGGCGAAAACCTTCATGAGTCTCTCGGCGCAGTCGCCGATCTGCTTCTCATCGTCGCCGACGAGAACGCTTGGGTCGCTGATGCCGTATTTTGCCGCGACGGCGGAGCGGATCGTGGAGAGCTCCTTCTCGTGTTCGGCCTGTTTGGCTTCGCTTTTGAGCTTCTCGTTCTCCTCGAGCGCCTTGGAGAGCTTCGATTCGAGGTCGGTGGCCTGTCCGGCCTTCTCCTTGAGAGCCTCGTAGTCGCTTTTCCGTCCTCGTTCCCTGCCGAGACGTTCGTCGATGATGCGGTCGACTTCCTCCTGGGTGAAGGTCCTCGGCTTCGCATCGTTCACGTCCTTCGGGGTCGGAACATGCTGTTCCGACTCCTGCTGGCCGTCCGTGCCGGTCTGATTGTCTTCTGCCATGGTTGGTGGCTCCTTTGCTTGTTTTTCCACGCCTGACGCCGGCGAGTTGGCGGCCATTCTTGTTGGTTTCGCGCATGGCTGCGCCCCGCCCCATCGCTGGGGCGTGAAAGGTAAAGAAAAAGCCACCCAGATGGGTGGCTTTGAATCGATTGGGAAAATCAGTCCTTCTGCTTGACGCGTTCCTTTTCACGCTCCCGCAGATATTCACGGAAACGTTCATACTCCTCACCGCACCAAGGATTCTCATCATGGACCTGACCGAATAGAACAATCATGTCCTCCGAAGGATCAAGATCGAATTGGATGATGGCATCGACACCATTCTCGACAGGCACACCCGGCCCATCATGGTCGAGGATATCCTGATTAAGGTCTGCCTCATAGTCGCATCCACTTTCTTTCAGAAACGAAATCATCATTTCAGCGAGGCGCGAATACCGGTCATATTCCGGAGTTCCGAACACTGCCATTCTCGATTCGCTCCTATTCGATCGGGAATATTGACGTTATGCGTGGAGGCCGTTTCCCAGCCTGGGAGAAACTCACACGTACCGCAATACCATCTATCATACCGTTAACAGATCCACTATGTCCATTCTTGAGTTTTTCTTCGACGAGTTTCAGATTCCCCGGGCTTCGCAATACCGCAATGCCTGCCTCGCATATTTTGTCAGGCGTCCATGAATCAGGGAATTCGGCACGACCATTAATCCAACCGTATCCATGGAGATGTCCTCCTCCCCCGTACCCGTAAAGAATGTGATTCCATTCCTTGGCACGCATGACAGGAAGATCGTCCGGCCATTCCGGAGCCTCGGCCGGAGTCGCAGGAGGAATCAGGTCAGTCGGCTGGTGAATCGCGGTATGTGCCTTCATGACCTCAGACCTGGCCGAACGCCAGAGGCCATAGCGAAGACTGTTGTCCTTGGTGAACCTGTCGGAGTCCTTGAACACGCCATCCGTGAGCTTGTCCGGGTAGAGGCGGCGCATCTCGGCGCAGATCTCATTGGCCGACGTGCCGGACGCTTTGTTCTTGGCGGCCTCGTACATGCTCATGTAGTACCGCTGGTCGTAATGCTTGAGCTTTGCGGCTCCCCAGCTGGGGATGATGCGGCAGTCATCGTTCTTGTGGAACGGCTTGAATTTTCCGGCCGTGTCCTCGTTCCAGTAGGCGAATCCACGACTGGCGCACATGACGCAGAACGCGCACGTGTACGGACCCGTGGGGACTCGCGCGTACTTGGGCTGGGTGGGATCGGTGAGCGCTGTACGCTGTGTGGTCAGCCGCGCCGCGACTCGCACGATCTCCGAGGCGTAGTGGTATGCCTTCGTCTCGTCAGAACCGAACGTCGGCCATAGGTCGTCGATGGTCTTTCCGGCTTTCGACTGTCCGTTCTTCACCTGCTTGTACGTCAATCCGTTGAAATCGGTGTCCGCGTATCCTCCCTCGATCTGCCAGATGACACGGTCGGGGTCGAGGAGCTTCGGATCATAGTCGGGCATGTCGTAGCCGGAGTATTGGGACCATGTGTCACGGACGTGCTGGTAGTAGTCGTTCGAGAGCTGGCTCGCCGCGTCGGAGTATTTCTTCATCATCTCCTTCACGACCTCGGGCGAATCCCCGTCCCAGACCATGCCGCTTACGTCGTTGCCGGCCTGCTTCTGCAGTCGGTCGAGCGCGTCGACGTAATCGTCGTACAGGTCATTGAGGTCGAGTTCGAGTTTCCTGCGCTGCTGCGGCGTCAGGTTCAGACTGTCGAAGTACATCCGTGTCTCCATCCGCTGTTCTTCCAGCTCTGATCTGGTCGAGGATCTTGGAGGACTGTGCCTTGCGCTGGTCGGCCTTCAAGCGGACGATCTCGCTTCTGCTCAATCCCGCGCGGGTCATGCCGACCTCGCTGTTCGCGAACGAGTCGATACTTCCGGCGAGCTTGCTGAACGCGTCCGCGCTCATGGAGCTTGAGGGAGTGTTCGGGTTCTTCCAGTCGACCTGCAGTTTCATCAGATCATCGTCGGACACCGACGGATCCTGCATGCGCGCCACAAGACGCGCGGCCTGCAGAATCGATTCGCCGAAATCGCGGTCGCAGTGTCGGGCCTCGATGATCAGGTCCTCGCGCTGCGCCTCGGTCGCGTCCGCTGACGTCGGATTCGCGTCCGACACGATGCCGAGCGAGCTGGCCGGAATATTCATCGCGCTGGCGAACATGGCTGCCCAGCTTTTCAGCATCGTCAGGTGCGGATCCATGCTGGATGCTGCCAGTTGGGTCACCGTCGGCGAATCGCCGTCCGCGTCCTTGCTGATCATGTTGTAGCGGCCCATGTAGAGTTTGAGCGCGGCATCCGCGCTCAAGGACGCGAGCTCGTCGCTGGTGCCCATGAGCAGGATCTTCGGGAACGCGTAGAATTCGGCGTTCGCTTCGGCGCGCACGATGGTACGGTTCGCGCCATCGATGATGTTCATCGCGTCACGGCTGATGCGGGAACGTCCGAACGGTTTGACCTCGGTCGCCTTGTAGGCGAGGCGGAACACGCTGCATTCGCCATCCACTGTGAGCTGTGAGCCTTGCACATGCCACGTGCCGAAACTGCGGGACACGCTGATATTGCGCGTCGGCATGTAAAGCACGAGCCCCGTCGCCTCGTTGTCGTTGTCCACGTCGGTGATGGCCATGCATGCCTTGACACGTCGGTTCGGATAATCCCAGATCGCCGCCGAGCTTTCCGCGGTGTGGGTGCGGATGAGGGGTCTGTTCTCCGCGTCCTGGACGACGCTGAGGAACGAACAGCCATGAATGAGCGCGGTCTGGATGGCCTGCTGGAGCACGCTGGTGAATCCGATTCTGCTCATAAAGCCCTGCAGCTGGAACGGGTCATCGACGCCCGGCGAGACGAATCCCTCGAACACGCAGAGCTCGGCGAGCATATCCACAGCCTTGCGCGCCCATCCCAATGGCGTGTAGTGGTCCTTGATGGACTGCGGAACCGTAAGCCCGAAGTCGACCAGCGGCTCCTTCGACTCGTAGTAGGCGGTGAGTTTCCGATTGCGGCTCGCATGGCGAGACCATACTTCGGCAAGCTCTGCGAGCAGTTCGTTCTCTTGGCCCGCAAGCCCGTCGATGCTGGTCGGCACCACCAGCTTCGGCAGCGCCACCGCCCCGCCGGACGGCCGCCAATCATCTGGAACGCTCGTCATCTGGATGTCGCCCATTTAGATTCCTCCGATGGTCTGTCGTCTTCCGGGATGCCGCTTCGTCGTGAACGCGCCGTACAGGGCGAGCGTGGTGGACACGAGCGGCGTTATGTCGATGTCGCTGCCGAGCTTGTTCCAGGCGATCGCGCCTGACTGGCCGAGCGGACGCGTGGTCGCGCCCTTGACCGCCTCGGCGAGCTGCGGCTGGTATTCGTCCTGCGGGTGTTTGAGCGTTCCGGCCTTGAGCATGTCGAGGAAGCGGCCGCACGCGCGCCCCATCTCCTGCATGTTCGTCACGGTGACCCTCACGTGCGCGGCCTTCAGGTCGGGCAGCAGGCTCATGGCGGGCGACTGCGCGTCGATGACCACGCTTGCGGTCTTCGGCCAGCGTTCGGCCAGCCAGTCGACGGCCCACATGGTTCCCGCCTGGCGGGCGTCCTTGATGTTCGCCATCTGGATGACGGCCGTGCCGTCCTCGTACCGCAACGCGGCGCCGATGGTCAGCACGCTCCTGTCCGGCGGCATGTCGATGCCGAAGCTCACGGTGCCGCCTTCGGGCACGCCGTCGATGGCCGCGGCCTTCCACAGGTCGGGGTCGATGGCGTACGCGGTGACGGTCTCGTCCCAGATTCCAAGCGCCTCGCGGCGGAACGAGTCGTCGGACAGGTTGTTGCGCATGCGCAGGATCGCCTGCTCGCTGGTCCGTCGAGGATAGGACGGGTTCGCCTTCGCCCACTGTTCGCGGTCGTCGGGATCCGCGTCCCTGTCGGCGGCGAGCTCCACGTACAGCAGGCTCCCGTCGCCGTTCATGGCGTGCATGCGCTTCTCGGTGAACGCCTCGCACTGGTCGCCGGGCTTGGGCGGGTTGCCCATGTAGACGACCAGCGGGTTCGGGCTCGTGTTCAGCACGGGGATCATGTTGTCCATCGCGCGGACGGTGAGGATCTGCGCCTCGTCGAACACCGCCACGTCCACGCTGTGCAGTCCTCGGCCGAAGCCGTTCTCCCGGGCGCCGAACATGATCCGGCTGCCGGACGTGAACGTGATCTCCTGCTGGCCGTTCGCCCTGCGGATGCGTTCCACGTACCTGCCAAGCACCGGATTGTGCTCCATCTCGCACATGTCCGCGAACGTCTCGTCGCTGGTGCGCGTGTGGTGCGCGGTCCAGATGGCCTTCAGGTTCGGCGTGAGTATCGCCTTGAGGAACAGCGCTGTGCCCACGGTGAACGTCTTGCCGATCTGCCTGCAGCTCGACAGGACGGCCCCGTCGGAGCCGCACGCGTACTTGCCTTCCGCGTTCCGCGCGAACAGGAGCCAGAGGAATCCCTGCTGCCACAGGTCGAACCGGATGCCGGCCTTGCGCGCGGCCTTGTTGATCCGCGTGAACTCGCTGCCGACGATTCCATCAGGCTGGCGCAGGACCTTGGCGATCTCAGACAATCGACGCTCCGACATCCTCCGCCACCTCGTCTTCCTCGTCTTCGAACAGGTCGGTCAGGCCGCCGCCCTGCAGGGATTCGATTCTGTCGCACACCGCGATGAGCTGTCGGCTGATCGCCGGCAATGCGTTCGCCGGTGTGGACTCGCTGTCCATGGCCTTCTGCAACCGGTCGCGGTTCGCGCGCAGCATGTCCAGCATGCTGCCGTCCATCATCCGTTCGAAGCTCCGCTGGTCGAGGTCGGATTCCGGCTCACGTTTCGTCTTGGATTCGGCCTTTTTCGCCGCGGCCTGCGGAGGCCGGTTCTTCTTCCGACGATAATCGGCTTTCTGCCTGCAGGATTTCGAACAGTAGCGTTGCGGGCGTCCGTGTCCGGAAGGTTGGAATTCCTTGCCGCAGAGTTCGCACTTCATCGGCCTTTCCTCGCTTTCCGACCTTTCGACGTTTCCCCTGTTTCCGACGTTTGAATCCATGGGGAGAAATCGGCACTGCACCCGAGGGGACCCCAAGGGGGTATGGCCGGGTACCCTGCCCTGGTATCCGGCTCAGATGCCGAACGTTTTGAATGGCAACGAGCTTGATTTGATGGTACGCTTGCCGGCCAGCAGCGCTCGTGCGTGTTCGTCGGTCTTGTCGCTCTTCATCCTGTTGCAGATGCGATGCGTGAGCCTGCAGTTCGCGAAGTCATATGGACTGCCGCCGCGTGAGACCGGAACCAGCTCGTCCACTTCGGCGCTCATCGGATGCGGAGTCTTCAGTGTCTTGTCGACGGGCTTGCCGCAGATGGCGCACACGTCGTAGGCGGCCAGCACCCTTTGTCTGAGCATGCGGCGCCGGTATCCGTTGCCGACCCGCTCGTTGCGACGCTTGCTCATCTGGTTCCTCTCAAGCATGGAAGCCAGGCGTCATGAGGTCAGGCGCATGGCCGTCCCCGTGTTCGACTGGGGATCCCGTCATCTGCGGACATCCCCCTCCCGGGTTTGTTTACGGAGCGCCTCCGGCGGGAGTCGAACCCGCTCTCGCACTCGGCCGTGGGGAAGAGAATCCGAAGACCCCTCGGCCGGTGCGGTCTGCCGTTGACTGCTACGAAGGCATGGGCAGACGGGTTTGAGCTTCACCGCATCACGAGGTCGCGGGATTGGCTTGGTCTGCCGCTGTTTGCATGCCCGCTCTGACGTGGAGCGGGCGGAGCGTGTCCGATTGCCGTTCGGACAGGACGGGTTGCACAAACCAAACAGAGTCAGGAGAACCTGTGGTGGATATGAAAGAAGGTTCAAACCGATTTGAAATCTCGGTTTGAACCTTCTAATCCACTGACAATTATGCGTTGCACTTTCGATTCTGT